CCCTGTGTTAGCTCAAAGAAGCGTAGGTATGCCTGTAGACCAAACTGTACTCCTACTTCTTTTTCCTGTTGCCAACGACGTTTATTCTCGCAAAGATGCGCCGTAAGAGTGCTTTCCTTACGGTATTCTTTACCACAATACTTGCACTTAAAGCTCGGACTTGATACGCTTGTCATCCCAGCCGAGTTTTCGTGCCATGTCTGTAAGATCTCTTTTATCATTGATTTCTGCTAGTAGTTTGATTTCGTCGTCTTTGAGTTCTGGATGTAGAGCTGTTAAAAACTTAACAGCCTTGTTATTCGTTTCTTTCTTTTTACTACCCTGCCAATAGTGGTGCTGTTTGCCCATACCAGGGCTAACACTAGTACACAGCAACCATTGTAGTTTAGGGTGTTTGTTTAAGTCAAAGAAATACTTGTTAATGTTTTCATTTGTAGCTAATAGGTAGTAGGCCTGCAGGTCTGCATTGCCCTGCACACTGGCGCCGTAGCGTAACATTAGGTAAGTACTAAACTGTTTACGCTCTTCATCTGTAAACTTGTCATAGTATTTACGATCCTTACGATCAAATGCCGCCATTTCGTTACCAATATATAAGGGACTAGAGTAATCTGCAGCCATTATTTGCCTCTACGCAATATATTAATAATTTGATTGATGCTTTGTTGCATGTTAACATAATTGGATTTTAATGTAGCAATCTCTTCTGCTTGTTTACGCAATTGACTTTGTAGATCTTCAATAATAGTCTGACTTTCTTTTAGTTTCTTTTCGTGACTAAACAGGTTTGGACGTGGAATGTCTGGGTTCATTACACGTTTTGTTTTCTTTTTAAATTGTAGAGGGTTAAATGCCATCTTTGTATTCCTTACTGAGCTTATATATAATTATACATTCATCCAGGGCAGATTGTAAAGTACTATTTGACTTGGCTGCTCGACGGATTTCGCCCCAAAGTTTATCTTCTTTCAATTGTGCTTGGGTATCATTGAATATTTTTTGACTTTTAGGTGTCATATATCTATCAATATCACCAAAGTTTCGAGAGTATACTACGTTACCTACTCGTTCATATATAACATTACCAAATTTTGCCATAGTCTACCACTTCACTCTGACGACTAATGTCTTTGACAAAGTAAGCACACAATGGACGCTCACCTTCTACAATCGGCACTGCTAACATCTGTCCCGGTTTAAGTTTAGGAAAATACCATTTAACATCTTGGTAAATGTCAATGATTTCCACAGGCTTAAATTCTGGTTTAAAACTATCCAATGGATTAAATGTGTAAGCACTAAACCCACGGTCGTTAATACTAGTTAATGGAATAACCTCTAAGTCACCGAAGTCTTGTTCACCAATAAGTATCTGCCAATCTGCAGGCATCTTAACTATATTGCCGCCAATGCTTAATACCAAGGCTGGACTGTTAAATGATTCTAAAAAGATTAAAGGAATAAAAAAATAATCCGGATTCTTTGGGTCGCTGTTATCTAATATTGCAAAACGTAAATCCTCAACTTCGTCGGGGATTTCGTTCATTTCGTACGCTGTGTTTTCTAATGTTAAAATATACATAGGTTACTTTTGCCACTCCACTTTTTCGACAACAAACGGATAGTTTGCATCTTTATAAAATTTCTTGCGTGTTGTAATATGCCGCTTGGCAAACTTACAAGTCGATGTTACGTCCCATATTTGGACAAAATCTTTGTCTTCAGCTTTACGAATTCCACGACCAATTGATTGAATAACTCTAACGAAACTTTTGCCAGGTTCGATAAGAATAAGATTAAAAATACGAGGAATGTTAATGCCAACTGCTGCAACCCCATAAGTGGCAATAGCAACCACATCATCGTTTGATGCAAATTCATCATAGCTTTCTTTACGGTCATCTGCTTTGGTCCCGCCACTGACAAATACTGCTCCTGCAATCTTTTCAAGTAGGGCTTTGCCTGGCGCAATACGATCTATTAGGATTAAAGTATTGCCCGAACTACGGATTGATTCTACAAGCTGTGCAATATAATCTAAACGTGCTTCTGTTTCTAATAGGTATCGTAATTCACTTTGATAGTCTTTGTATTCTACATAGTCTACAAGCTGTAAGATATTTACATGACATTGTGCCAAGACACCTTGGTCTTGAAGTTCACTGGCACTCAATTTGCCCACAACAGGACCTAAGCTACAAAGTAAACTAACCTGCTCATAGGCTTCTTTAGGTATTGTGCCAGTTAATCCCCAGCGAATAGGTATATGGGCCATTACCCCAGTAAGCAAAGTTTTAAGTGCATCTGCTTTGGCCATGTGTACTTCATCAACCATAACACAGACTACCCCTTCAATGAACTCACCAATGGTAACATCCACGTCACCACCTTTGGTATTCTTAAGTAAGATATTAAGACTTTGCCAAGTACAGATTGTATGTGTGCAATTGTATTCTTTACGATCACCAAAATATACACCTACATCTAAGCCTAGGTTGATATAGTCTGCTTCTGTTTGTGTTACTAACGATTTATTTGGTACAATAACAATAGTACGTCCATAGGGTTCACAGCTATAACTAAGTGCCGCTGTGATTAGTGTCTTGCCTGCACCTGTGGCAATTTCTTGTAGGCATTGTGGATTCTCAAGAAACTTGTTGATAATTTCAACTTGATAATCACGAAGTACCACTGGCTGCCCTGCAATTGGATGTTTGTCTGGCCAAGTCTTGTGTGCAAATGTCTGTTCGGTAACCTGTGAAAATTCAAACTGTGTACGATAGTCACGTAGATCTTCTAGTTGTATGTCATATCCACGTTCATCTAGATACGGAATAATTTCTGGTAGTAAATTAGTATAAGTACTACCGCCCATTTGGAAGTAGGCTACCTTGCCATCCCAACGGCCTAACCTAACTGCCGGTAAGTAACGTGCACCTGGGATTTCATATTTGAATTTATTGCTGAGAAATTTACGCTCAGTAAGATCTAGGCCTTCAATCTTTACGTTCACTTCATCTTTAATTAGTAATCTTGCTACGGCCATTAATTGTCTCTTAGGTTAGTGTTGCAGAAGTAGACTACTTTTTCTGCACGGTTAATCCAATCTAGTTTGCGGCCACCATACATCATCTGTTGGGTACTAACTAGTAAAGGAATTGGAAAATCCCAAGTCTTGGGAAGTTTCTTAGCATATACTATTTTAACATGATACGGGTCATAATCGCTAGTCTTAGTCTTGCCGTTTTGATCAAAGCGTACTATGTCTGCTTCGTCAAACCGTGACAGGTCTATTTCGCCAATCATACTAGGATCCCATATACAAACTGGATAACGATTGGTCAATTCAGCATAGTCAAACAACCATTCTAGTAATTCTGCTCTAGGTTCTAACTGTACAGTATGTTTAGTACCAATATACTCTAGTGCTTGTCCATATTTAACACTAGCTTCTTCTAATAGGTCAGCATCTACACTGTAGCCCAATATACCAGCATGATCGATTAACTTAACAAAGTCATCGCCTATGTGTTCAGCAACATATTCTTTAAGGCTATTGGCGGCATTGGTAATAGAATAGCCATCTGCTGTTCTAACTAATTTAATTTCGTACGGTTGGCTTTCACAGGCTAAGATTTGATTGAACAGGTCTGTAACTAACAAGTCTACTTCAAAATCATTTGAGTTACCCCAAGTGACAATAAAGTTTATATTATATTCTGTAATACCTAACTGCCAAACTTTAGCTTCGCGGTCAAAAACTGCACGACCTTGTCCGGTATCTTTGAGTTGACGCATTTCTTCAATGCGTGTTTGACTATAAGGAAACTTGACTAGGATATTACCATCTGCTAGCCAAATGCGCTGTTGACGATCTATAACTCTGAGAGCATATCTCCATTTAGGTGTAGTTTCTACAGGACTAATGTCGATACCATTGTTAGCAAACTGTTTGCGATATTTAGTAACTAACTTAAGTGCCAGTTCACCTTGCTTGTCTGTTAAGGCGGTGCTGTTCCATAAGGTACTATTAGCCATGCTATCTACAATCTGTATATCGTAGCGAGCCAGACTAAAATTATATTTAGACATTGGTTGTACAAACAACGCAGTATTGCCAGGCTCGTATCCCGCTAGCAGTTCTAGATAATCTTCGACGTGTTGATAGCTTAACATACTATTAGTATACCTTATTTAATTGTGAAAAGCAAGAGAAAAAAAAGCCCAAATGTTTCCACTCGGGCTTAAAGACCATCACACTAGGAGCTAGACAATAGCGTATGATGGGGTACTACAAAAATATTTAATCTAATCCCGTAATCTCACCCTTAGAATTGATATCAATCTTTTCTGCGTTCGGTATTGCTGGTAGTCCCGGCATGGTCATAATGTTACCGCAGACTGCTACAATAAACTCTGCGCCTGTACATAATCGTAGTTCACGTACTGTTAAGGTATGTCGTTCTGTGGCGGCTTTTTTATTAGATGGATCATCGCTGAAACTGCTTTGCGTTTTAGCAATACAAATTGGATAGTGTCCATAGTCTTTTTCTAGTGCATGTAACTGTGCTAGCACTTTAGCATCCATATCTACATCATGTGCATTATAGATTTTAGTGGCAACTTTGTGTAACTTAATCAGCAACGAATCACTATCGTTATAGGTTAATTCCATTTGTTTACTAGATCGATCAATAGCAATAACAACTTCGTGTGCTAGTTCTTCTGCGCCAAAGCCGCCGTCAGCAAAGTGTGTACACTCTACTGCTTCGATGTCAAATGTTTCGTTAACGTGTGCTATCAACGCATTAATATCTTGGTCTGTATCGTCTTTAAAACGGTTAATAGCGACTATACAAGGTAGGTTATAATGCGTCTTAATATTAGCTATATGCTTGTCTAAGTTATCGTAGTTACCTTGGTGTTTAACTGCTCTAATAGTTGCTACAAGCACCACTACGTCAGGTCTAAGACCGCTTTTACGGCACTTAATGTTAATAAACTTCTCGGCACCTAGGTCAGCACCAAAGCCCGCTTCTGTTACTACATAATCAGCAAGTTTCATAGCTAGCTTAGTAGCAATTACACTATTGCACCCGTGTGCTATGTTAGCAAACGGGCCGCCGTGTATCAGTGCAGGAGTACCCTCTAAGGTCTGCACTAGGTTAGGTTTAACCGCTTCTTTTAACAAAGCAGCCATAGCACCATGTGCCTTTAATTGCTTGGCTGTAACAGGATTTTTATCCTTGGTATATCCTACAGTAATACGTCCTAGACGCTTTTTAAGGTCTTTGAAGTCTTCTGCTAGACACAGTATAGCCATTACTTCCGAAGCCACTACAATGTCAAACCCCGACTGTCGTGTTACACTATTGTGGGCACCTAGACCTATACAAACGTCGCGTAACGCACGATCGTTCATATCACTAACCCTGCGCCAAGTTATACTGTTAGTGTCTAGGTTTAATTCATTACCCCAGTGTAGGTGGTTGTCAATTAAGCTAGCTAATAGATTATGTGCCGAAGCAACTGCGTGAAAGTCGCCGGTGAAGTGTAGGTTAATATCCTCCATTGGTGCTACTTGTGCATAGCCTCCGCCGGTTGCTCCACCCTTCATACCAAATACGGGACCAAGTGCGGGTTCACGTAGACATACAATAGACTTGTATGCTAGTTTGCGCAGTCCATCTGCTAGTCCAATGGTTGTTGTAGTTTTGCCTTCACCGGCGGGTGTTGGAGTTACAGCAGTAACTAGTATCAACTTGCTGTCACGTACAGGACGTTTTGCAAGTTGATCTATGTTTAGTTTGGCTTTCTTACTACCGTATACTTCTAACTGTTCATCCCATACATTAATAGAACTAGCAATTGCTGTTATTGGTAATAAGGTAGCCGCTTGGTTGATTTGGATGTCTGTTTTCATTGATACTAGTATTTAAGATCAACGAGGGCGATAGGTGTAATTTATGGCTATAATGATTAGGTCTAACAGTGCGCCAAAGTAGTTTTGTTTACCAATGTCCATAATAAAGCACATAGCAAACACACCAATGATAAACCATGTTAACGGTTGCTCATTAGTCCTAAACCAACGATGAATAGTTGTCCACATATTATTTGTCTCCTTTGTTTAAATTGTCAAGAGTTTTATTGATGCTACTGGTCAATCTACCCAATTGAATCCAAACAGCATGAGCACGACCTAGACAGTAACCAAATATAGCACCCCAAAACCACATCATTAGAACTACTTCACTAGTAGTAAGCGGACGACCTAGTTTTAAATACTCTAACCATTCCATATTATTTTACCTCCGGAAATACATCACTGGCAATATCCATCATCATCCAACCGATGGCAAACATACCCAACAGACGTTGTACCTCTGGTGCCCAAAAACCAATAGTACCTAATACTATTAAACCCGCTACTGCAAATAAAAATCTTTTTGTATTAACTGACATTTACTTCTCCTTCTTAGTCTTTACCGCTAGCTAAAAGAATTACGGTAAGTAGGAACCACCAAGCACTCCAATCCTGCCAACCTACTAGGTAAACGGTACCTCCTAGTAGGATTAAATTATATGTCATTGCCAACAACAACTTCATTATTCGTACCCCAATAAACATTGGTCACTTTCTATTTTACAGTGTAGAATGCTATCATTTTCATTGTGACATGGGGCATAATAAGCCCTGCCCCATTCAACATAACTAATAGGACAGTCTTCTCCTGCCACAGTTACCGGTAACTGTGTCGCCACAGTTACCCCAACTACTATTAAAATTGCTGCAATATATTTCAATTAGGCCGCTTTCATACAAGTTGTTTTAGCCATAGCTTGCCAATTTAGCGGAAAGCTCTTGTATAGTTGTGCTACCTTAATAGCCATACGCAAACTCATTTCACGGAACTTGTTTTTGTTAGCATCTAAGAAGTCAATAATTTCATCTTGGCCAACATCACTAATACCTAAGTCCGGAAACATTTCACCTTGTTTAGCAATCTGCTTAATACGCAATACTTTATCACGCATTGTGTCTAATGTTAAATCTAAATAGTGACAGCGTGATTGTAGTGCTTCTAAGTGATCTTTCAAGCGTGTTGACTTAACTTGGTCAAACTTCAAGTTAGTGATAAAAATTACACTGCCTTTAAAGATAAAACTTGTAGGAATGTCTTCTTGTTTCAACACACGTGATTCACTCAACCAGCTAATCTTACGTGACTTGCCGCTGTCTAACGCACCTTTTAGCAAGTTCAAACTAACGTCATCAAACAAGATGCTATCACAGTCATCAAACACTAACACGCTGTTCTCGTCGCTGTATTCGTACAATTTCTTGTACAAACCAATAGCACTAGCACTACCCTTAACTACTTCGTGTTTGGGTTTTGTGTTGCTAATGTTAGCAAACATATTAGCACGTTCAATTTGTCCTTCTACTGTGTAGCTCTTACCTACACCTGGAGGACCTGACACAATTACTGCCCTAATGTCACCATTAAGCACAGCCTTAGTCATGTCGTCTAGCATTTCAAAACGTGCGCCAATATCAGCAATACGTTCTTCATCTGTCTGCTTGCTAGTTGTGTCTACTGTTTTAGTCTTTACTACACCTGTATACTCGTCAGCATGTACAAACTCAATGTCTGTAGGACTTTCTACTAATACTCTAATTTTATCT